ATGACAAAGGGGAATTAATTCCTATGTCAGTAAAGGTCGGAGATATCGTCCTCTTTAAAAAATATGGTCCAGATGAAGTTGAAATTGAAGGTAAAAAATATTTAGTAGGCGATGAGGACGATATATTGGCAATTATAGAAGAATAAAAATATGGCTAAACAATGAACAAAACAAAATACATTTTTATATATTTTTTAATCTCAGTTTTAACAACACTGATTTTTGTGGTTTTCTACTGGGCTTGGTGGCATTATCAGCAATACCAGTGCAGAGTTTTGGATTTAAAAGCACGAGAAATGAAAGAATTTAGATTAAAAGATAAACAATGGTGCAAAAAATTCGGGGTCGAAATAACAACTCCAGCGGTTGATAAAGAAAATAAGATTTGTTTTTAAAAATGTTTAACATAGAAGAAATTAAAAATAAAATTTTAAACGGAGATGCTCTGGAGGTTTTAAAAGAATTCCCAGATAATTCAATTGATTGTGTTGTTACTTCACATCCTTATTGGGGATTAAGAAATTATGGAGTTGATGGGCAGTTGGGTTTAGAGCCAACATTTGAAGAATATATTGACAAACTTTGTGATGTTTTTGATGAAGTAAAAAGAGTATTAAAAAAGGAAGGAACTTGTTGGGTTAATATTGGTGATACTTACTCTGGTGGTGTAAATAATAATGATAATAAAAAAGTTGATGGAGTAAAAAAGAATATGAAAGTAATTAAAGCAAACCTTCCAGATAAATGTTTAGTGCAAATTCCTGCAAGATTTGCTATTGAAATGACTAACCGTAATTGGGTGTTACGCAATGAGATTATTTGGCACAAGCCAAATTGTATGCCTTCAAGTGTAAAAGACAGATTTACAGTAGATTTTGAAAAGATATTTTTCTTTGTTAAAAGTAAAAAATATTATTTTGAACAGCAATTTGAAATGAGAGTAACAGACCCAATTAAAGACCTTGAAAGAATAAGAAATCAACAAAAAGGGAATAATAAAAATAATCAAGGCGGAGTATCGGTATTTAAAAATACATTAACCGATGGAGAAATTTTAGAAAGGGCAAGTATGGGACGCAACAAGCGTTGTGTGTGGTCAATTACAACTAAACCATTCAAAGAAAGTCATTTTGCAGTATTTCCTCCAGATTTAGTAGAAACACCGATTAAAGCAGGTTGTCCAGAATTTGTTTGTAATAAATGCGGTAAGGCGAGAGAAAAGATAATTGAAAGAGAATATGTTGGTTCATCAGAAAAAAGAGGTGGACATAACATTGGTGGTTCTATTTATAATATACCACACGAAACCGCAAAAATAAAATCAGTCTATTATACTGATTGTGGTTGTAATGCGGGATTTTCACCAGGAATAGTTTTAGACCCCTTTATGGGCAGTGGGACGGCGGCAGTGGTTGCTAAAAAACTTGGTAGGAATTTTATTGGGATTGAATTAAACCCTAAATACATTGAGATAGCAGAAAAAAGAATAAACGCAATTCCGCCGCAATTTTTTTAAGGGTCGCTATTATACAACCGTATAATGACAGAACTAAAAAAAGTTATAAAAAATATCAAAAAAAATAACAAAAAATCTGTGGTTTTAAAACAAAAAGCAAGTGATGATTGGGAATTTTTAATCGTGGTAAATTTGCCCAAGAAAACCTGCCGTGAGTATTATTTCTACCGAGAGGAGTTAATAGATTATAATGATAAAACTTATGAAGTTATAAAGGTCGTATAATAAAAATAAAAAAATGAAAGCATTTTTTGCGGTAGTAATTCTTATGGTTCTTTATTTGATTATGGAAAACAAGAAAAGTTTCTGGGAATTTTTTAATCCTAAATTTACAGAATTTATAGAAAATAAGAGTGTTTTGGCAGTTCTTTGGGGTTTAATTTGGAGATATTTGGCAATTTCTCTATTAATTTATTTGGCAATTTATCTTCTTTTGTAATAATTTATTATACCGTTGTATAATGAAATCCCCCCAGCGGGGAATTATGCGGAATTATTCGGAGTTATTCGGATTAGACCAACGGAACAGCCCTTTCTGGGGCTGTTTTTTGGTTTTTTAAAAAATTCAATATGTTATAATTAGAGCGTAAATTAAAAGGTCGGTGTTTTTAAAAATAAAAAAATGAAATGTAAAAATTGTAATGTAGATTTGAAAAAAGAAGGTTTAAGATTTGTAGAAAGCGGGGTTGTTGTTAGTTATAATGTTTTTTTAGATGGAAAAGGATATATAAATTATAAACAAGATGATTTTGATTCTTGCGGCGGCGATAGTGTTTTTATTTGTCCTAATTGCGGAGAAGATGTTTGTTATAGCGAAGAAAAAGCAATTAAAATTTTAAAAGGTCGGTAAATTAAAAATTAAACAATGGACAGTGCTTTTAAATTTTTATGGTATTTGGCAATAACAATTTTAATGCTTTTATGGTTAAAAATTTTTAGTTTTTAAAGGTCTTTTTAATTAAAAAAACAATGAAAAAAACATACAATTATTGTCCAGAGTGTAGAGATTTGGTTGAAGTCAATGAATTTGGCTCCTGTGAAAGATGCGGCTGCGTAAGAATTTTATACATCAAAAGCAACGGTAGAAATGAAGATGAAATTGAATTGTTAATTGAAGAAATTAAAAAATAGAATTATGGATATAATTACAAAATTAAAATTAAGAATTGGCAAAGATAATGATAAAAGAATAAAATTAAGCGATGAAGACAAAGAAGAAATTAAAAAATTATATCAAGATGGCTGGGCTATAAGAGCAATAGCAAGAAAATTTAGCGTAGACAAACAGGCAATTAAATTCCATTTGTTTGATTGGCATAGAAAAAGACAATATGCTAATAAAAGAAAAAGAAATTGGGATTATAATAAAGAAAAACATAGAATTTATATGAGAATATACAGACAAAGATTAAGAGAATTACATAAAGAAAAATTAAAAAATAAATAGAATTTTGCGGTGTTTTACGGATTTTTGCGGTTAAGATTTACTATACAGGCGTATAATAGAAATTAAAAAAAATTAAAAAATTGATATGTTATAATTAAAAAGTAAATAAAAAAGGTCGGTATTTAATAAATAAAAAAATGGATGAAAGAAAATTAACATTAAAAGATTTAAAAAGGTGGATTAAAAAATATCATAAGAAATATAAAGGAGAATATTATAATTTGCTTGGATTTGTAGAAAACAAAGAATTGTCTCCTGATGTGTTGTCTTTATTTATCGTTAGTGGTTTTGGGGGTGTGTGCGGATATGATTGGATACACGGAAACAATAAAATGAAAGATTTTATTAAAGAAACAATAAAAGAAATTGAAAAATAGATAGAATTTTGCGGTTTTGCAGTATTATATGTTATAATAAAAGCATTAAAAAAGGTTGGGTTTAATAAATAAAAAAATGAATAAAAACAATAAATTAACTCAAACAAGTTTTTATCAGATTAATAGAAATTTGATAAAGATTAATAAAATTCTTACAAATATGCTTAATAAAACAAAAAACAATGAAAATAAAATAAGTAAAAGATGGGCTGGAGCAGTTGTTTATAATACATTACTGGCTAAAAATAAAATTAATTTATTTTTAAAAAGTAAATTTTTTAAGCATAGTAAAAGATTAACAAAAGAATTAAATAATTAAAAAAAGAGGTGTTATTAATAAGAGGGGATGATATTAATTTAAGGAAGTGATATTAAATTAAGGGGAGTGTATAAGACACTCCCTTTTTTTAAATTTATTTAAAAATATTGTGCGACACTTTAACCTCAAAAAACCCTTATAAAATAAAGAAGTGTCGTAAAATATTTATTGTGCGACACTTTAAAAAAAACACCTAAATTCTTTTAAAAGACATTTAAAATTTAAAACATAAAAAAATCGCTTTAAAATCGTTTATAACAAGAGTTTTTTCTTTCCCTCGTATCTTATATCATAAAACACAAAATCTTTGGTTTAAAAGGCAATTAGATGGCAAAAATGGGCATTCCAGAAACAAGATAGATTAAGATTTTTAACTTTTCTTATTATACGGCTGTATAACAGCAGGATTTTGCGGATTGCAGGATTTTGCGGATAAATACATTTAAATTTTAAATTCTTTTAAAAAGACATTTAAATTTGAGTTTTTAGATATGTTATAATATAGGCAAAAGGTCGATAAAATAAAATAAAATAAAATGAAAAAACAAAATAAAAAATGTTCAGAATTAATAAGGGAAAAACTGGATGAAAGAATAAAAGAAGCAAAAAGAATTATTAAGGGTTTTGACCCATACGATGAAAACGAGGAAAAAGAAAAAGACCCAATAGAAGCTTTTAATGACTGGGCATTGGCTTGGGATGGATGCAGGCTAGAATTATCTTATGGCGGCCCGCAAGATTACTTTACTTATGCAAGAGACAAAAACGGACAAATAGTAGCAATTTTTTACTCATATTTAAATTGGTTTGACGGAGCAACGATAGAATTAGGATATGATTATTTTAATACGATGAAAGAATTAGCAGAGGCTTTACTTTTGTTTGAATAAAAAAAGTCGATTAAAAAAATAAAAAAATGAAGATATTAAAAGAGATTTTATATTGTTTACTGGTTTTATTGTTTTTTGATTTCTTTTTTGTTGTGATGATGCTTGCAGGGGTTGCTGCTGGTGATGTATCTTCAGAAGGTTGGCCGTTTTTTTGGTGGATACAAGCACATTATATAGTCATATTTTTTGAATTTATAAGACAATGGATTTCAAGCTTGCTCTTGTTGTTTTAGTTGTTTTAATAATTTTATTTTTAATTTTTTAAAAGGTCGTAAAATAAAATAAAAAAATGAATAATAGACAAAAAGCAATTGTTAATATATTAAAAAAATCAGGCCCAAAAGTTAAAATGATATTTTTGGCTGGTGAGGATGCTTTTATAGATTATATGCGGGGAATATTTGAAGAAAACGGGCAAGAATTAAATTCTGAAAAAGAAAAAGAAATCAGGAGCGATTATAAAATTATTTTTAATAATATCGAAAAACTTTTCTTGTAGTAGTAAATAAAACATACAAAAAAAGGCTCGGGCTTTCTGTCCGGGCCTTTTTGTTTTTTTAATTTTTTTAAACAAGATTTAAAACGGCTTTATGGGTTTTTATGGACGGGAAAAAGAGGCATTGACCCCAGACCACCTTTAGGGTTTTTTAAAAAAATTGTGTGTATACCACTCCTAAAAATATACAGGTTATTTCACTTTATTATACTTTCAATATAAATCTTTTAAACTTTAATTCTTAAAAATATGCAAGTTATTTTTTATGTTTTTTTTATGTTTTTTTATAATTAAATCTTTATTAAATCTTTATTAATTTTTTTGCTCTTTTAAATCCCTCCAAGTTTTTTAAGCCCCCAAGTTTTTATTATACAGCCGTATAACTATTGACTTTTTTATTTCATTTTATAAACTTTAATCAAAGGTCTTTTTTTAAAAAAACTAATGCAAGAAACAGAATTAAATAACGAGGAAAAAATTTACTTTTTCTTCAATTCTTTAACTCGCCTTGTCTTTGGCAGAGAATTTCCTTTCAAAATAGAAAAACACAGATTTTTGAAGGACGCTTATGTTGTTTTACTTCCAGCAAAGGAAGAAGGAATTTCTCATCTTATAGGTCGTCAGGGCAGAGTAATTAATTCTTTAAATATTTTAATCTCTGTTTGGGCTTACAAAAATAATGTCTCAGTTTTCATCAAACAACAACGAGAGAAAAATCAAGAACAACAGGAAAACAATCAATAGTTTAGATATCCAAGAGGGAGACCTTAAAAATTCAATTATTGAATACGAGAACGCTCCTTTGGCAGAAAGATTTCCTTTACAAGAAAGGGGAAGTTTGCTTTTAAATGATATTATTTTCAAAATAGAAAATGTTATTTCTGAAATCGGGAAGGAAAGATTAAAAAAAGCCAACCTTTCATCTTTAGGCACAACTTTAAAATCTTTAATTCAAGCGTATCATTTTTTAAGTTTGCATTTTGCATTAGAAGATAACCAAAAACTTGGGGTTCCAGATGACCCAGAAGCAATTTTAGAACAATCAAGTGAAATTGTTTTAAGAACAAAAAGAAAATGGGATAAAGGGAAATAAACTATGGATATTAAACTTTTAGAAAAATATATACACTCAGAAGAGTATCTTAAAAAAGCCAAAGAAAAGATTGAATTTTTCAATCAGGATTTTCGCAACGCTGATGTGCGTATTTTCTGGTGGAATAAATTTAGAAAAAATATAGTTGATTTTTGTGAAAAATGTTTGGTTGTTTATGAACCAAGAGCCCCAAAATTTAAGGAAATAATCTTTATTCCTTTTGAACACCAGAAAAAAATCTTTACTGAACTTGATAATGCTTACAAAAATAAGGGAGATTTATTCATAGAAAAATCAAGAGATTTAGGAGTAAGTTATACTGTTTTGGCTTGGATTTTGCATAGATGGTTATTTGAACCAGGATTTTCCGCTTTGGTTGGTTCAAGAAAAGAGTCTGAGGTTGATAATAGATTAAACACTTCTTTATTTGGTAAATTAAGATTTATGCTTTATTCTTTGCCTAAATGGCTTGCTCCCGCTGGATTTAAAAAAAGATTTCACGACTCTCATATGAAATTAATTAATCCAGAAAATGGTTCTGTTATTGAAGGAGAATCTGCTAATCCTAATTTCGGCAGGGGGAAAAGAGCATCTGTTATTTTCGCTGATGAAATTTTTTTCTGGCCATTTATGCAGGAGTCAATAAGAGCAATGTATGATTCTTCTCCTGTAAGATTTTTTGTTTCAACCCCAGACAAAAACGCTTTTGCTAAAAGATTTGTTGAAAGTTTAAAATCTCAAAATAGAGTTTTAACAATTGAGTGGAAGGAACATCCTTTTAAAACTCTTGAATGGTATAACGAGGAAAAAATTAAAAGGTCGGCAAATCCAGGAGCAATAATTTCAGAATTAGATATATCTTACGATATCACAACAGACGAGGCTTATTATCCAGAAGCATTTCAATGCGAAGTTAAACCGCTTAAATATGACCCAAATTATAATCTTTACATTGGAATAGACACCGCATCTTATAAAGATTACACAGCATTAATTTGGGCTCAATACATAGACGGCGAATTAAGAATTTTAGGTTCTTTACTTACTCACGGAAGATTGATGCCAAATAAAAATCTTATAGATTGGTTTTTGCCTTATTTTTCCAAAAAAATTCCTTTAAATGAAAGAAATTGGTATGAGGGATATGAATGGGATACTTTACTCAGGGTTAGGGAATACGATGACCCGTTTATGCTTTGTGGAGAGTCAAACCTTAAATATAACGCACAGGTTATAGGAAAATCTTGGGACCAATACCTTAACGAAGTTTTTAATAAATATGGAATTAAATGTTTTATTGATATAAACGAAAATAAAACTTCTTTTGCTGAAAGAAGAAATTCAGCCGCAAAGATGTTAAAAACAACTGTTTTTAATAATGACCAATCTGCTTTGATGGTTTTAGATGCTTTAAAATCTACAAGAAAAAGTTTTAGCGAAACACAAGATAAGGTTGTTCCAAAAAACAAGCCAGGAGATAAAGATATAAGGGCGGCATTTGAAAACTTATCTTGCTCAATAGAAAAGCAGTCGTTTTCTTTCAGAGCAATAGATTATGTTTAATAGATTTAATAAACTTTTAAATAAATTAAAACTTGACTTTTCAAAAATAGATGGATACTATGATAAAAGATATGAAATGTTTGTTGTTTACTGGTACGGCTTTGTTGTCGGAAAGTGGAGCAAAGAAATTTTTTTAAAAACTAATTTTGATAAATTACTTTGGGAAGTAAGACGACTTATAAGAAGAATAAAAATTCTATACAACACTCCAAAAGAAATTAAAAACGTAAAGGCGTTAGAAGCAAGAAAATAAAATGGAACAAGAAAAAATAAAATTGGAAAATGTATATAACCCAAGCCAACAAGAAATTGAGGTAATATCAAAGGTTTATGAAAAATTCTATAAATGGAGAACAATTCAGACAACAAATTGGTCTCAATTTGAGGGATATAATTTAAAAACCTACATAAGCACTGCAAGAGAAAAATTTAATGGACTAATCCCAATTGACCCAACAATAGAAAGGAAAAAATTTTTTTCAAAGGAATTTAGAAATAACGCAGAAAAGATTTTAACCTACATTGCTAATCTTGCTCAAAATCCATCTTTCTATGGCGAAGAAGGTTTAGATGGAAATATAGCAACTTTATTAAATGCTCTTTTAAACTATTATCGCAGAGGAGCGAAATGGAAAATTTTAGATTCTTTGCATTTCCTTCAAACCATAATTGATGGAACTGGAATTGTTTATGTTTCTTGGAATCCAAGAAAAAGAAAATTAAAAAATATCAAGTATGTTGATTTAGAAAACGGAGAGATTGAATTTGAAGATAAAGATGTTCAAGAAAATTCGGTTGAGGAAATTTGGGTTGACCCATTAGATATTTTCATTCCAAAGATTTGGGAAATAGACATAGACAAACAAGGAGAATTAATTTGGAGAAAAATAATGACCTGGAATGATTTCAAGAGAAATTATGGCGTATATCCTTTAGCGGAAAATGTTTATCCAGGAGAGCGTCTTTCTCAAGATTCAATATTCTCTCAATTCATAGATAAAACTTTATTTAACACAGAAAAGATTGAAATTTTAAATTATTACAACACAGAAGAAGATGAATATGTAATTATTGCTAATGGAGTATTTTTAAATCCAGTTTCCACAAAACAAAGAAAGTCAAAAATTTCTCCATTGCCCTGGAACCACAAAGAACTTCCATTTGCCAAGACAATTTATAGACCAACATCTCCACCTCTTTTCTTTGGTGCGTCTTTAATGCATTTAGTTAAAGATGAGGTTGAAGCGTATAATGAAATAATTGAAATGGCTCTTGATAGAATTTATAAAGCCATTAATCCACCGATTGTCACAAACGATTACAGCATTCCAAATAATTTCAAACTTGAAAGCGGAAAACTTTATGTTTCAAGGGGTGATTTCAAAGAAATTAATATGAACCAACTTGATAATAATGTTTGGAATGTTTATGGATTGCTTCAAAATCAAATAGAGAAAACATCAACGCCAGCAATTTCTCCATCTGCTCCATCAAGACAACCTAAATCAGCAATGGAGAATTTAATCAGGCAACAGAAGGAATTACAATCACATCAAATTCAAAAGTTATTCTTACAAGATTTATTAGAGCAAAAAGTTTGGTTGTTAATTCAAAATGTATTGCAGTTTTTAACCGCAGAGAAGATGGAAAGAATGACTGGCTCTGTTTTTAAAAAAGTTTTGTTTATTGATGATATCCAAACTCCAGCGGGAATGTCTTCTTTGGAAATTAGAATTAAAGATAAAATTTCAAGCCCAGCAGAACTTAAAAAAGAAAGCATTATTAAATCTTTGGTTCTTAAAAAGAAAGTTGAAATCATTGAGGTTTCAATTGAGGCGCTTCAAAATCTCAAGTTTGATGTTGGGATTAAATTTGATTTAGAAAATACCCCAGAACTTAAGAAAGCATTGTTTATGGAGTTTGTAAAAACTATTATGACAATGTTCCCGCAACAAATAGACCCGCAAAAATTGCTTATTAGATTATTTGAGGTTTATAACGAAAATCCAGCAGATTATATTCCAAACCAAGCAGTTATTCAATTATACAGCGGTATAAAAGAACAAAGACCAACCATACCGCAACAACCACAAGAAGGAAATATACAAAGCGACATTACCCAAACTCAAAGAGGAACAATGGGAGTTTTGGGAACTGGTGGTGGGAGCGAGATTGGCAGAGCGTCATTAAATGATTTATTATTAACAGAAAATGCTTAAGGAAATTATAAAAAAATTAGCAAAAAAAATTTTAACAGAAAGAGAGATTAAATCTCTTTTAAAGGAAACTATTTTCATTTACCCAGATGTTTTTTCTTTAGACGATGCCAGAAATCTTATTACAAAAATTTTTAGAGAAAATCCAAAATTTAGAGATTTCATTCTTTTCAGAAAAAGCCAGCTTTTGAATTCTGCTCTTACGGAAAATAAAGAATACATTCAGGGTGCTTTAGGAGAACTTCTTTTTTTAGAAAGTTTAGAGGATAAATTTTCTGAAAACAATTCTACACAACAAGTAGAACAAGGCATTGATATTTCTGGAGCAATAGAAAATCTTAAAAATTTTTATAAAGAAAGGTCGGAAGTTAAAAAATAAGATGAAAAATAAAAAAACAAAAAAATCAAAACAATCAAAAGTTTCCAAAGAAATTTCTTTATTGATGAATGATTATAAAAAAACTGGGAAAATGCATACTTCAAGGGCTACTTATAAACCAAAGAATAAAAAGAAAGCCATTAAACAAGCATTAGCAATCGCAATAAATAAATATAAAAAATAATATGGCAGTAATTAATATATCAAACAATAAAAAACCAAAAAAGAAATCTTTTAAAATTTCTGTCCCCAAAACTCCTAATTTAAAAATTAAACTTTCAAGATACCCCAAAATCAGGGGTTTTAAATCAAAATAAATTTGACAAAAAAATTTCTTTTGTTATACTGAAATCAAAGCGTCGCCTGCTTTAAGGGCGTTTCAACGGGTCGTCGCCGTTCGGACGAAATATAAAAATATGGACAAAGAATATTCCTTAGAAAATCAAAACTTAGAAAATAATACTTCAGAAAATTTAGTTGAAAAACAAGAAACTGGAGGAGAAAACACAGAAGAAAAGGTTCTTTCCGCTCTTGATAAGGAAATTGCGAGGAGAAAGAAGGAACTTTATGAGATTAGCGAGGAATTAAGAAAAACCAAAGAAGCAAATGTTTCTTTGGTTGAAAAAATTAGAAATGAAAATCTTGATATTGCTCTGAAAGAATTAGATAAAAAATACTCTCTTTCAGAGGACGAAAAAAAGAAAATAGTTGATGAAATTTCGTCAAAATATCAAGATGTAGTTTCTAAAGAAAAAATCCTTGATATTGCTTCTGGTGTATATTATTTATTACATCCAGAAAAAATCAGGGAAATGGAAGAAAAAGTAAATAAAGTTTCTTCTGATATTTCTTCTTTCCAAAAAAGAGAAATATCTTCCTCATCAACTTATCAACCACAAACAGAAGAATCCTTGACTCCAGAAGAAATGGAAATCGTCAGGAAATATAATGTTAAACCAGAAACAATTAAGAAATTAAGAAGGGGCGAAGACGAGCCATTTCTTACAAAAAACGCAAAAACACTGAATTACTAAACTCCTTTTTATAACTGAAAAAACCTGAAAAGTCGCAATCTCTATAAAGAAAGATGGCTCAATTAAAAATTGAGGACAGACAAGTAGTATTGTTTGGTCCTTATCTTTTAGCATCATCCAAAACATTTACCGTTGGAGAATTTGTTGCGTTTTCAACCTCTACTGCTGGGGTTTTAGACAACGCAACAGCAACAGTTTCGGGAACAAGTTGGGTTGCTGGTAAATTAGAGGCAATTGTAGATAAAGACGGAAATCCAATGGTAGATGCCAATGGAAAGAACATTACATCTATTGCAACTGGGTCTTCAAATACAACCTATTATGGTTTAATTATCCCAGCATTTCCAGAATATACTTTTGAAGTTCCAGCAAACGCAGCTCTTGGAACAACTACTGGTTCTAATAAGGCTGGCGTATTTTTTAATTTAGCAAGTTCAACACAGATTGATGAATCAAGTGTTGTGTTACCAGCAGGAACTGGTGCTCCAAAACAACTTATTTCTCTTGGTCCAGCAAGAGATAATTCTACTGGAGCATTATCAACAACCAATCTTTTAGTCAAATTTGTTAAATCTGTTTGGCAATCATAAATTTCTTTTTAATTTCTTTTTAATCTTTTTTAAAGTCGTAATCATAAATAACCAATATGGCAAATATAACAAGAGCAGACATTGGACAATTTCTTGAGGGGATGCGGGCACAATTTGCCGAAGTTCAAGACCAAGGCAAAGATTCAGCATCTCGTTGGGATATTGTGACATTGTTTGAATCTAAACCAGATTTGGGACCATTGGTTCAAAGAATGGCTGCAACAGGTGAACAAAAGAAAGAATTTACTTTTGTAACTGGCGCAGTTGGATATCTTGAACCAACAGCAGAATTAGAACCATTTAAGGAAACAACTTATTTACCTGGCTACATTACTGCTGTTCAACCATATAAATTTACCAAAAGAATTTCTGTATCAAGAGAAGCCGTTGAAAAAAGAAAACCAGAATATGCTCGTGCTTTAGATGAAGCATCTAAATTACTTGAAGTAGCAACAAGAACATTGTCAATGCATACTTGGGATTTGTTCAATCATTTAAGAACATCCCCAGCATCATTGCCAAATCACTTGTTTGCTTACAACGATGGTGTTAAAATTGCATCTGTTGCTCATCCATTGGTTGGTGGCGGAACAGTATCAAATGTTTTAGCATCATCTCCATCATTAAGCGTAGACGCATTGGAATTAGCATATATCTTGGGTTATAACACCAAAGATGACACAGGAAAACCAATGCCTTATTTTGCTGGTCAAAAGTATTTAGTTGTTTCTCCAGCATTAGTTAGGAAGGCACGAGAAATTGTCTTAACAGAGAATACTCCATATACAGCAAACTTTGTTGCCAACATCTTTAGGGGTTCATACGATGTTGTTGTATCACCATACATTACTTCAACAACTCAATGGACTTTGGTAGATGGAACGGCAACACCAATTAGACAAGTAGTATTTAAAGATATTACTACTGAATCTTGGTTTGATGACAATGTTAAAGCATTCAAATACGATGTTTCTGCAGAATGGAGAATTGGAACCGTAGATTTCAGGGGAATTGTTCATTCTGTTGGTGATAACACAACTATTACTGATTAATTTTTAATTTGGTTGGGGGCGGTTAAATTCCGCCCCCGCCAAATATAAAGGTCTTTAAAAAAAATAATTTACAAATATGTGGTATTTAAAAAATACTTCGCAAAATGTTTTAATAGAACCAGAAAGCGGAAAACAAATGCTTCCTGGTGAAATTAAGGTATTTAATTCAGAATATACTTTCTTAAGGTTTTTGGCTTGCCACAATGGAAGCGTAGCGGTTGTTACCGAAAATGAATACAATCAATATACTGGTGCTTTAGCAAGATTGGCTAAAGAACAAAAGATAGCGCAAGCAGAAGCAAATTCAGAAACACAAGAAACACAAGAAGTAGAAGAAATAGAAGAAACAGAACAACCACAACCTAAAAAAGGCAGACCAAAAAAACAATAATTTAAAAATTTTTTTAAAAACAATTCTTTTCTTAAAATAAAGTCGTATATCAAATAAACGAAATGCAAGCGGTTAAATTTGTAAGCGATGTTGGAATAATCAAATTTTCTGATATAAACCCAATTCCAGTTGGAGAGAGTAATGCTGCTGCTTTGAATATTAATCCAGACAACGAAAATGTTAAATACATTCAAGGAAATACTCAGGGGCATTTTAGATTTAAAGCAACTCTCGGAAGTTTAACAGATATTAGATTTAAAATCTGGTTTTATTCAATTCCATCAATTAATAATACTTATGTCCAAACAGTTTCTCAATTTTCTGGAGCAGAGGAAACAATAAGTCCAGTAGTAAGAAAAATTACCTCATCTGATAGTTATGATTACTACTTTACCGTCCCCGCCTGCACTGGAATTAAAATAACCGTTTGGGGGACTGGAACAAATACTGGTTCAAAATTAGAGGAGGTTCATTTAGCATTTAGAACAAACTAATATGGCTGTTTCTAATTTAACATCAACTCCGAGTGGATTTAATGTAATTAAATTCGGCTCGGCAACAATAAATTCTGGTTCAACATTTGTTGATGTATCTTTGTCTGGACTTCCAGCAACTTATTCTGTTGTTGTTTTGCCATCAAGCACAATAAGTGTTGCCGTAAATCTTTATACAAGCAATAAAACAACTTCTGGGTTTAGGATAAACGCAATTTCTGCTCCAACATCAAATGTAACTGTTGATTACATAGTTGTGGGATAATGGAAAAATTAACCAAATCAGAGGAAAAAACCTTCCTTTTTACGAGGAAAGAATTGGATATTTTGGCAAAGGAACTTGAGATAAAAAATCAAGAAATTGATGCTAAAAATCAAGAGATTGAAAAACTTAATGAGGAAGTTAAAAAACTTGAGGAAAGATTTAATTTTTTAAATAATTCTTTTTCTCAAAAGATAATTGAACAAGAAAAAAAAATTGAAAATTTAAATTCAAAAAAAGAAAAACTTCTTAAAGACATTTCTGATTTGATTAATTCAAAAAATATTTTGCTTTCTGAAAAAGAAGATTTTTCTGAAAAAAATAAGGAAATATTAAAAACAATAGAAAATTTATCAAAAGAACTTAAACAGAGAGAATTGCAACTTTCTGATTTAAATAATTCAATTTATTTAAAAAAACAAGAATATCAAGAATTATCTAATTCTATTTCTCAATTAAATTTAGAAAAAGAAGGTATAAATAAAGAGATAAATTCTCTTTTAGATAAACAACAAGAAATAGAATTAAAACTTGTAAAGGAGAAAGAGAAAATAGACCAGATAAATCAGGAATATGAAAACTGGCTTGAGTTTAAAAAAGAACTTCAAGATAAAGAAAAAGAACTCAAAATCTGGGAAGACGACCTTTCTGTAATAGAACAAAGACTTAAGCCAGAATATATAAAAATTTTCAAAGATTATCCTATAGACAGGTCACAGATAAAAAAATTCGTAAAAGATGGCACAAAATAATTTAGGAACAGTTCCAGTTCAAATTACATCTCCAATTTTAACAAGCGGAGAGGTTTTGTTTTTGCAATCTTTAGCGTCAAACGCTTCTTATGTTTCATCTAATGTTGTTGTAATGAATTCAAACAATGGAGGTTCTCCTTTGCAAGTTTTAAGAGTAAAACCAGACGGAACTGGTTTAGAATGGGCTTCTATTGCTGGTGGAATTGGGGGAAGCATAACAACTGGGCAGGTTGCTTTTGCAACTGGCGCAAATACCATTGGAGGTGATAGTGGTTTAACCTGGGATAATGCTGCTAAAAAATTAATCACAGATGCTTTAAAAATTGGAACTTTATCAGGAGTATTAAAAGCAACAACAGGAGATGTTTCTGGTGGAGCAACAACATCTGATTTACCAGAAGGAACTAATCTTTATTGGACATTATCAAGGTTTAATACAGCCTTTGCTGGAAAAACAACGGATGATTTAATAGAAGGAACTACTAATCTTTATTTTACGCAAACAAGAGCAAGAAATGCCTTATCTGCTAATTCTCCAATAACTTATAATCCATCTACTGGTGTGATTGGATTAGATGCTTCTGGATTGGTTCAAAACGCTGGTTCAACCCCCTCAATTCAATCTGGAACAGACGCAAGCAAACCAGCCGCAGGAACAGCGGGAAGGATTTATATTGCAACTGATACCAAAAAGATTTACAGAGACAATGGAACTTCTTGGGTTTTGATAACTGAACTTATTAGCCATATCAACTGGAATCTTCAAACTGGAACTTCTTATACTCTACAACTTTCAGATGATGGCGGTGGAGTTCAAATGAATAATTCATCTGCCAATACCATAACAATCCCAAATAATTCTTCTGTTGCTTTTCCTATTGGCACAAAAATAATAGTTCAAAAATATGGAACTGGGAATACAACAATTCAGGGGGCAAGCGGAGTTACTGTTGATGACCCAAATAGTTTAGCAACAATAACAGTTCAGAAAGATGCAAGAGTAATTATGAAGACAGACACAAATACTTGGTTGATTGTTTAAAAATTAACTATGTGGCTAACTGGTTGGAATTATAGAAAACAAATAAATATCACTGGCTCATCTGGAGCGGGAACAAATTATCAGGTTTTATTAAAGATTGGAGAAAGTTCTGGTGCAAGCGGATATGATTTTCACATTGGAGGAAACTCTGCTAATTTCCCATCTGGCAAAAATCAGGGTGGCGATTTGAGATTTACTGCTTCAGATGGGACAACATTATTAGATTTTTGGGTTGAAAAAGTAACTGGTTCATCGCCAAATAGAGTTGCCTATGTTTGGGTTAAGGTTTCTGCTGATTTGGGCAGTAATCAATCTATTTATTGTTATTATGGAAATTCAAGCGCGAGTAATTATTCCAATGGAGATAACACATTTCTTTTGTTTGATGATTTTAATGGCTCAAGCATAGATACTAATAAATGGACATTTATTTCTGGTAGTGGCGGTTTGTATCTTGATGGAAATAGTAATTTGGTTATTGAATCCAACAGCAATCCGTATCAAATGAAAAGCATAAATAGTTTTTCTATTGGCGCCGCTGTCCATACTTATGCAAGAGGAACAGCAGGAAACGGATATGGACATTATTGTGATTTTTTTAATAATTCGGGAAATAATTTGAATGCTTATTGTGGTAGCCCCCAAACATCTACACAAATGGAATTTACTACTTTTTCTGGTGGTTCTTATACAACAGCAACTTATACAGTTTCTAACAGAATGTCTCAATATTATCATTATAAAATTACTTGGAGGAGCGGAGAGGGTAGGTTTTATCAAGATGATAATTTAATAGCAACTCATACAACAAATATTCCTACATCAAATCAATCAGCGTTTTTTTATCCCACGGCTACTTCTGGTAATCAGATTAAATGCGATTGGGTTTTTGTAAAAAAATTTGTTTCTTCAGAGCCAGCATTTGGTTCGGCTGGGAACGAAGAAACACCATCATCAACAATAGTCGCTCGTCGTGGTTTAATAATGTCAATGTAAAATGGAAAACTTTCTTTTTCAAAATTTAAAAGATATAAGTTGGGCTGTTGTAGTCGTTGTTTTTCTTTTTATATCCCGCCCGATTTTTGAAGCCATTGCAAGATTGTTAGATAAAAAATTAAACGGCTCAGTTCCAACTGGAGATATTTTTAAACAACTAAATTTAATTTCAAATCACAACCACCACGAGATAACAGACATTTTAAGAGAAATAAAAGACGGGATTGAAAGAATTGAAAGGAAAATTGATGGAATTAGCGAGGGAATGGCAATAGTCAAAGACAGAACAAAAGATTTGTGATATTATACAGTCGTATAATTGACTTTTTAATAAATATGCTTACAATCAAAATTATGAAAATCCTTAAAAAAATAAATCCTTTTAAGAAAAAGACAGACGAGGAAATTTCTAAAAAGTTTATGGAAAAATACATTAAATTATCTAAAAAGTATAACAGAGATTTTATGGCTGTTATTTCTTTATACAAAGACGAAAAAGAAATTACTGACGAAAAAGAAATAAATTCAATCGCAGAAAAATTAAATAAATTTCTTAAATCTCAAAAAATTGGCATAGTTCACAAGATAAGAATAATAAGCAATGACATTACAAGACATTCTTAATATATTCAATTTTTACGCTGGAAAGTTCTCTGGAGACACAACCGAAGAACAAACCCAGAAAATCAGAGCAATAAATA